GCTAGGGTATCTAACCCTAAGAACCAAGAGAATCCAAAAGTTGAGAAACTCTTGAGTTATTGTATAGAACACGGTCACTACTCTGTGTTTGAGCAAGCCCATATGACCCTAGAGATCAACACTACTAGAGGACTAGCAGCACAGATCTTAAGGCATAGAAGTTTTACATTCCAAGAGTTCAGTCAAAGGTACGCTAACACTGAACTACTTGCACAAGCAATTGATTTACCTGAACTGAGAAGACAAGATACAAAGAACAGACAGAACTCTATAGATGACTTAGATGAAAAACAAGTATCGTTCTTACAAGGTAGGATCTCACAGTATTTCGCCGAGGGAGTGGATCTCTATGATGAACTCATACGTGAGGGTGTTGCGAAGGAATGTGCGAGATTTGTTCTCCCGTTAGCAACACCCACTAGGGTCTATATGACTGGTAGTGTTCGTAGTTGGATGCATTACATTCAGTTACGTACTGCTAATGGTACCCAGAAGGAGCACATTGATATAGCAAAGCTATGTCGTGACCATTTCATCTGTAACTTCCCAACGATTGCCAAAGCTTTGGACTGGTGTCCAGATGCTGAGGACGATTGCGACTGTCGTTACGATGATGGGTGGGGAGAAACGCAGCCCTGCCTAAGAATAGATTAATGCCCTCTGAAGTAATCCCACTGTTCTCTACTCCTGTATACGTTAGTAACGATGGCAAGATGCCTGAAGTTACTGATGTAATTACAGAGATGGATATAGCAGACGAACCATACAATAATACTGGCAATATGACCAGTGCTAGACACTCCTTGAGGGAGTTACCTCAATTACAGACGTGGGTTATGGGTCATATTGAAGAGTATGTGTATGGTGTTCAGGGTATAGATCCTAAGAAGCACACAGCAGAAGTAACTAACTCTTGGATAAATTTTATGTTCAAGGGTGATACTGTACACGGTCACGACCATTGCAATTCACAGTTTTCTGGTGTATGCTATCTCTATTCACCTAAAGGTTCGGGTAACATTATTTTCCATCAGTCTAAATATAAGGCACTGGAACCACATTTACAGCATCCGAACCTGTATAATGCAAGTGAATATGCAATAACACCTGAAACAGGGATGATTGTCATCTTCCCCTCAGATGTGGTACACTCAGTTACACCTTGCAACCTTGTAAATCCCAAGGAAGCACGTATTAGTCTCTCATTCAATGTGATCTGTAGAGGCGAATATGGTGTACATACAAAACTATTAAAAATCTAATGCCAAACTACGATTTTAAAAACAAGGAAACGGGTGAAATTATCGAGGTTAGTATGTCTATACTTGCCCTGGATAAATATAAAGAAGACCACCCTGAGTTAGAACGCTATTTTGGCAACCAAATTCCAAGAACTACCTATGGTAAACCTAAGCAGTCGGACGGATTCAAAGAAGTAATGTCCAAGATCCAAAAAGATCACCCCGCTGCAAACCTATCACGTTTTACCTAGATGGCTGTTAAAAGACGCAAAACTTTCCCTGCTGCCAAACAGACTGCAAAGCAGATGAGACGCAAAAAGCCCATTAATATTGATCACCTTAAGACTATAGAACCCCTCACTAGCAATCAAGAGAGGGTGTTCAAGTCTTATGGTGAGGGTAAGCATCTCGTATTACACGGTGCAGCAGGTACAGGTAAAACATTTATTAGTCTTTACTTAGCACTACAACAGGTGTTAGATGAAGGCAATCCATACGATAAAGTCTATATGGTAAGGTCTCTCGTACCTACAAGAGAGATTGGATTCTTACCAGGTGACCACGAGGACAAATCTAACCTATACCAGATACCATACAAGAATATGGTTAAGTATATGTTCGAAATGCCTGATGATAATGCTTTTCAACTATTATATGACAATCTAAGGACTCAGGAGACTATCTCCTTTTGGTCTACCTCATTCATAAGGGGTACCACCTTTGATAACTCTGTCATCATTGTGGATGAGTTTAGCAACTTGAATTTTCACGAGTTAGATAGTATAATTACGAGGATAGGACAAAACTGTCGAATCATCTTCTCAGGTGATGTAGCACAGTCCGATCTCGTCAAAAATAATGAACGTACTGGTATTCTGGACTTTCTCCAGATAGTTCAGGCAATGCCGTCATTTGATAGTATTGAGTTTGGTATTGACGACATCGTACGCTCTGGATTAGTCAGAGAGTACCTTATCGCTAAAATGAACGCTCAACTCTAACTATGTTCAAAACTGTGGGACCACCTGTTCCATTAACTGAGATGAATGCCATTACTAAGGATGTAGGGCGTTTGTATCAAGTACAGGAAGGCAAATGGTATCCGTCTGTTACTACAGTGACAGGATCACGGAATAAGGAGGGTATCCTTAAGTGGAGGAAGAGAGTTGGTGAGGAAAAGGCTAACTTGATTTGCAATCGAGCAACATCTCGTGGCAATAAATTTCATTCTATGGTAGAATGTTACCTGAAGAACGAAGAAGTTAGTTTTGATGCGAAGCATCCTCTTGCCAGTTTCCTATTTAAATCTGCAAAGGATACTATTAATCGTATCGATAACATACACCTTCTTGAATCTCCTCTCTACTCAGATAAGTTATGTCTTGCTGGTAGGGTTGACTGTATAGCAGAATTTGATGGTGAACTCGCTGTCATTGACTTTAAGACATCAACTAGAGAGAAGAAGATTGAATGGATTGAAAATTACTTTGTTCAAGAGACTGCTTATGCTGCAATGTACTATGAACGTTGCGGTGTGAAGGTCGATAAGATCGTTACACTCATTGCTACAGAGGAAGGTATGATTCAGGTTGTTGAGAAAACTGACTTGGATTATTATTACGAACTCTTGCTGGAGTACATCTCTGAATTTATGGCAACTCTTAAATGACAAAAGAATTTAAAGAAAAGTTTATGACACAAGCTAAATTCTCAACTATGGTTGAGGAAGTGGTCAAGAACAGTGAAGGCTTGGTGAACTATATCGATGCAGTCATCGTAGTCTGCGACGAGCTGGACATCGAGGTTGATACTGTCAATAAGTTGATCAGCAAACCTCTGAAGGACAAAATTAAGTTTAATGCCCAAGAGTTAAATTATGTCAAACGCACTAGTAGAGGGGTTTTACCGATATGACCGATAGATTCTACGAATCTGAACAAGTGATCGATGAAATCAAGGATATGGAGAGATTATACACGGATTTAGCCCGTCTTTCCACCAAATTCGCTTCTCTTACAGAAGAGGATAAAATCGACCACCTTGAAAAGACACTTATGCTTATTGCAAAGCAGAAGGTGTTCTATGCTAGAATATGCTTAATGTCCCACGAGGATGAAGAGGCAATGGCAGTCAAGTTAAAACTTGATGAAATGTCTAAGGTTTATTCTCAAGGACGCACTATTAATGACGTGTTACAGGAGATGGAGGACAAGTTAAGACACTTTAAATCCACTCTTGACAACGTATAAATAGTATGTTACCCTTAAAGGGTAGTAAAAACACACTTACACAATACAGGTACACACTTATGTCTTTTTCGAATCTAAAGAAAAAGTCTGGCAAGTTTCAAAACTTGACCAAAGAGATAGAAAAGATGACCAGCGGTGGTCGCAAAGTCGATGAACGATTTTGGAAACCAGCAGTTGACAAGGCAGGTAACGGTTTTGCCGTTATTCGCTTCCTTCCTGAGACCGAAGGGGTTGATGTCCCTTGGGCACAGGTATGGAGTCACGCATTTCAAGGACCAGGTGGTTGGTACATCGAAAACAGTCTGACTACATTAGGTCAGAAAGATCCAGTTTCTGCTCTGAACTCCTCTTTATGGAATTCTGGTGCTGAATCAGACAAGGACACTGCACGTAAGCAAAAGCGTAAGCTTTCTTACTACAGCAATATCCAAGTCATAAAGGATCCTATCAACCCTGAAAATGAGGGTAGAGTATTCTTGTACAAGTACGGCAAGCGTATTTTTGACAAGATTATGGCTAAGATGCAGCCCAATGAGAACGATTACGATCCAGAACCCGCTTTCAATCCTTTCGATTTATGGAAGGGTGCTGACTTCAAACTGAAGATCAAGCAGGTTGCAGGTTTTTGGAATTATGACGATTCCGTCTTTACCACACCAGGAGTTCTCGGTGGGTATGATGATGCCAAACTGGAGGAAGTGTACAACCAAGCATATGACTTGGCACAGTTTACTGCACCAGATCAATTCAAGTCCTATGAGGAACTTGAAGCACGTCTCAAGTCAGTTTTAGGGTCTCGTGTAGATCGTGAAACTACTGAGATTGAGATCGATGTCCCACAACCTACAACAACAGTGGATACTTCTAATGTAACTACTGTTGCTGCTAAGAATTGGACAGAATCAGTGGACAGTACACCTTCTGTCACAGAAGATGATGACGCTCTGTCTTATTTTGCTAAACTAGCTAATGAAGGTTAACGGAGACACTTTATTATGAAACGATTTGCTATTGCTGCTTTAGCACTTGTACTAGCTGCACCTAATGCAGCAATGGCACGTCATCGACTCCATTCAAGTGATGGATTCGAAGTTGAACCATCACACTGTGTACACGATGCAGTGTTTGATAGTTGGAATTGTTGGTACTCCCCAGTCAGAAGAAAGCGAAGGAGACGAGCTTGGCCTGAATATAACGATCATTACCACGTTCCACAATATAGACGATATTTCGTCCCAAATAGACACAACAATCACGGAGTACCGTGCTACTTCTATAAAGACGATAACTGGTGCTTCTAAACAGATTGCGAACCAGAACTAATTAAAGCAGTGGAAGAACCACTTCCCTGTGCAGACCCAGTTGAAGCAGTGCTTTGACTGGGTTTTCTGTATGTTGAGATACCTATGAATTCTTCAGCGATAGAGGTCTCTGTCTTCTTATTACCTTCCACATCAATCTCACCGTGAGGTAGATACTTAGCAAGTCTCTTGAACTCATTGATAAAGTCAGTTACATATTCTTCACGTAGCAAATATATGTTCCTTTTTTGTTCATTTCTTTCTGCATAGACCTCATAATGAGTCACTCCGTGACGACAATCTGCTTTGGGTACGATTGTACCATCAGGTCTGGTATATTGAAAGTCTTCATTGACAACTAAACCTGATTGAAATACTTTTGTACCGTCAGTAGCAAATATATCATTAGATTCATAGTGACTTACACCATCAACGTTACCGTGTATTTTAACAACATAGCTGTATAGGTCAGCACGTGTCATTGGCCAGTCTTCATTCACATTGATTATATTATTGACTATTAATACAATCCAGTCAAGACCTGAATCACCATAGAACTTACGAGCGATTTGGTCTGGTCTTTCACCTTCCATTATCTCATACTGAGTGAATCCTAATAGACTACCCTGTAGATTGTCTTTAATTTTAATTCTACGAAAGATATTACGTGTCAATTCATAGGGATGAACACCATCTTTGATAGTCCTATTACGGACATAAACTTTTGGTAGGTATCTGAAGTATGCCATTAGCCTCTTACCATCTCCCTTGTAATGAATTGTGTTTCTTGGAAATTAAGTGCAAGTGTCATAGCAGCAGGACCGTGATCCCATTGATCATCCATTACACTCTTCAAAGAATTGTACTGTCCATCTGGTGACACATCGACACTCAGACTTGCTAGTACGCACTTAGTTGGATATCTTACAATTTGTGCGAGTCTACTTGGTGAGTTATTAGCAGTGAAATTTGCACCACCAATATCATTAGTTTCAACCCTTACAAGTGATAACTTAAAGATATCAGGTATGTTTAGGAATCTTGCTCCACCGTGACTCCCAGACTTACTATTTAATAGATTCTGAGCTGTGTTGTTTATGTCACCAAAGGCATCAGCTCCATTACTAGCAGAAGGAAGCATTGCCTGTCTTAACGTTGAGATAATTCTATAACACTCTAATGCTTCTTTAGCATTACGAGGTGCCATTTTAAAGTTAAAGGGGTGACTTCTATAGTTCACACCTTTAAATGTTGTTTCTTGGTATGGGTTGAATACCTTCTTAGTTGTTACTGCTAGTAGATCATTAGTATCTAGACTTCCACCAGTACCTGCTTGACTATTAACAGCACCGAGTGCTGAAGCAGCAGTATTCATAAGGAATTCTGGTTTTGCAGTACCAGCAGTTTTTGCTGCTAAATTGGCAGCATCAATATTTTCTCCACTCAATGCAGCAGCACCTGCTTTTGCTGCACCTACACCAGCAGCACCTAAAGTAGCTTGATTATAGTTAGCTCCATACTCCTCTTTTAACCCGCTAGGGAGGTAAAGATAAATAGTCTTAGCTAACGCACTTTGATTTAATCCTTTGAAAGGTTCTTGAAACCCGCCACCACCGCCAACCCAAGTATATGGGTTAGCACCATTGGCACCTTGTGTTTTATAAACCTGTATTCTTAAATAATCTAAATATTTGGTTTCTGCCTCGTCTTCTGGTCTAATTCCATCACGACTTGTTGGCACTTGAGCAGGAAGCTCTCTTGGGTATACCAGAGGTGATCTTGTATCGCCGAAGTCACTGGGATTTTTTCCTAGTCCGAACTTAGACCAAATATCATTTAAGTTGATTCTAACCATTATGACCTATAAAAGTTATCAGGGTAGGTTCAAACCAAGCAATCCTGGCAAATACAAAGGGGATCCCACAAACATTATTTATAGATCTTTGTGGGAGAGAAAATTTATGGTATGGTGTGATAGAAATTTAAACGTTATGGAGTGGGGAAGTGAAGAAATCATTGTTCCTTATATTAGTCCCTTGGATCGTCGTCCTCATAGGTATTTCCCTGATTTTTACGTTAAATCAAAGAACAGAGCTGGAGGATTCTCGAAGAGACTCATTGAGGTCAAACCTTATGCTCAGACTCAACCACCGAAACGGGGGAGGAAAACTAAGAAGCTTTTGAAGGAGATAGCAACTTATGGTGTCAATCAAGCAAAATGGAAGGCTGCCAAGAGTTATGCTAGAGATCGAGGTATGGAATTTGTGATACTAACAGAACACGAGTTAAAGGTATGAGTGTCTTCGAAGATATTAGAGATCTATCTGATGGTAAACCACAATCACCTTCTTGGTGGAGGAGTCAGCTATTTTTTGGATTACAAGGACGTGGACAAGATGGTCCACTAGTAGGTAGTGCTATAACGTTCCAATATGATGCTGAATTTGGTGAAAAGATGCAAAAATGGGATAAATATCCAATGGTGTACGTCTTAGGAGAGAGTACGCATCATTTTTGGGGATCAAATGTTCATTATTTACAACCTGCCACTAGAAGGATAGGTTTCTCTCCACAAGCACCGCCTCAAACTTTCCATAAATACTTGAGGAGTAATGTATTAAGTCCTTTCTACAATGTTCCACAGGAAGAATGGGATGACATTGGTCTTGTTCCTTCTGAACAATTTGTTATTACAGTTAATGGGAGAAACATCCCTATTCCAACTAAAGTTATATTCTGATGGTAATTCCAAATTCATTTAGACGATTCCAAGACCTAGTAGCAACTGGTGCAAAGGAACCTGCATTAGGTAATCTGTACTCGGTTGAGTTTGGAGTGCCAAGGATATTTACAAGAATGGACGGGTATAGTCATAACCCAGGCGAATATTATGAAGCACTTAACTACTATGCAGACAATGTAACAATACCCTCACGTAACGTAACTACTGGTGAGATTAAGAATTTTGGTATTCAGAGGACATATGCTACAGGACAAACTCAGAATGAACTGACTATTAGTTTCTTAGTAACTAAGGATCAGTGGCATAGAAACTTCTATGAGAAGTGGATGAATACTATGGCACCTGACAGTGAGAATAGAGTTGGTTTCTATGATGATTATATTACTGATGTATTTGTGAGAAAGTGGGAACGTGGTTCTAATTTATTGTCTAAGACTAGGAAGGCAGGTATAGACTACTTTGGTAGGTTGAATAAAGCAGTTGGTGTATATAGATTCGTTGGAGTATACCCATACAATATGGGTAATCTGGAGTTTGGTAACGCTAATGGTGACGTTATGAAGCTTACAGTGACATTTAAGTACGAGAGATATAGATTCACAACGAAGGTAGAGAAGAATAAGGATTGGACACAAGATCACGTGGTTAGTGAGAGGAGTTCTGTTGCAGAGATACTAGGTATACAGGTACTTGGTGGATCAAAAGCAGAGAATACACAGTTCGGTACGTAGTAGCTAAATAGTAATACTGAATTGTAACCCCCTTACAAGATGCCTTTACCCAAGCTGAGCATTCCAGATTATGAATGCGTGTTGCCGAGAGGAACGAAAGTTACCTATCGTCCATTTCTAGTGAGAGAAGAAAAACTTCTCTATATGGCAATGGAGACGCAAAATCAGAAGGAGATGATCAAAGCTGTTAAGGATATCATTAAAGCTTGTACTAGTATCAAGAATGTTAATGATTTAGCAACTTTTGAAATTGAATATCTCTTCTTGAGAATACGTGGTAAGTCTGTTGGAGAAGTAAGTGAATTTAAAGTCACTTGCCCTGATGATGATACAACCCAAGTTGATGCTGAAGTTAACTTGGATGAAGTTGAAGTAATTATTCCAAAAGAACACACTAATATTATTAAACTTGATGAAACAATTACTCTAACGATGAAGTATCCTTCACTGGATGTGTTCGTTAAGAATAATTTGACAGATAATCCTGGTATAGATGACGTATTTAAACTAGCAGCAGATTGTACTGATACTATCGCTGATGGTGATGAACTGCACGAAGCCAAGGACTATAAGAAGGCAGAATTAGTTGCTTTCTTTGAAGGTATGAACTCAGGACAGTTTCAGGACGTTCAAAAGTTCTTTGAAACTATGCCTAAGCTTCAGAAAGAGATTGAAGTATTTAATCCCAAGACTGAAGTTACTAGTACCGTTATGCTTGAGGGTCTCGCCTCTTTTTTCGCGTAGCCCTAGCCCACGACTCTTTGATGAACCTCTATGAGGTTAACTTCGCAATGATGCAACACCACAAGTGGAGCATTACTGAGTTGGAAGATATGATTCCGTGGGAAAGGGATGTGTATGTCAATATGCTTTTACGCTATCTTCGAGAGGAGGAGCAGAGACAGAAAGCTACGACAAGTAATCCATCACTTTAAATGGCAGGACAATTAAAGATAAGGAATTTTCTACCAGCGAACGTTAAAGGAGACATTCGGACGGATCCTGTAGCCGCAATGACGACTTCTATGAATCGTCTAGGTTTTGTCGTGTCTGACATTGGCAATCTTATCGTTGATATGTACCAAGATAAGGTGGACACGGTAAAGGATGCACGGAGAGGTAGAACATTATCCAAGGATAAGGCTAGGGAAGGTAAGATTGAGAAGAGGATAGCACCACAAGTTAAGAAGCAAGCAGAGAAAGAGACTGGTAACTCTGATAAGAAAGCAGGTACTTGGATAGAGAAGTTATTATCACCATTTGTATGGTTATTAGAGAAGGCAGCTATATGGTTTACTCTTGACTTTATGTCTGATCCTAAGAATAAAGAATTTTTAGGTAACACACTTAATGTTATAGGTAAATGGTTAGGGACATTCTGGAAGGTATTCTCTACAGGTGTTGGTTGGCTATTAGAAGCATTTGGTGAGAAGTCACCTATAATGGGTGGTCTGAAGATATTAGGTGGTTTAGCAGCATTATTTGTAGCAGATAGGATACTCAAACCTTGGAAATTACTTGGAGACTTTCAAAAATTAAGTAAGTTCCTTGGACCTGGCATTAAGAAACTTGGTCAAGTCTTATCTCAAGGTACTAAGAAGTTAGCTAGTAAAGGATTGAGTGGTGCAAAAGCTTTTGCCACCAACCCAATGGCAATGTCACTAACTGCTGGTGTTGTATCAACAACTAGTAGATTAGCAGCAGGTGAGACAGTACAGAATGCTGTAGGTGGTGGTATTGGTGCTACTGTTGGTAGTATGGCACTAACAGCATTTTTAACACCTATCTTAGGTCCATTTGCACCTTTGGTTGGTAGTTTAGTAGGTGGATTTATAGGAGATAAGATTGGTGCATTCTTAGGTGATGCAATGACACCTATCTTTGGACCTATTAAAGAGTATTTTGTGGATGTTTTTTGGCCTGCGTTTAAAGCATTTATTGATCCAGTAGTAGGTCCAATAATGGATCTATTTGAGGAGTTGTCACCAATATTAAAAGGTATTGCTGAGTTCTTAGGTCCATTGATGGGACCAGCAGTTAAAGCGATAGGTGACTTCCTTAGTGAAAGATTTGAACCACTATTTACAGGGTTGATATGGATTATCAAGACTGGTGCTAGAGCTATAGCAGATTTCGTTGAAGGTGCTGAGGATCTAGGTTCTAGAATTGACGTAGCAGGAGTGTGGACATCTGATGTTCAGAAAGCAGGTCAAGAATTTAGAGATAGAGAGAGGGAAGTTGAGAAACATAAGAGAGCACAGAAAGATGCTGCGAAGAAGTTAGGTAAACTTATAATTATGCGTGATAAGAAGTTTGATGGTGATCCTGATGGTAAGAATATGTCTTGGAGATATACTATTGGTGAGAGAATCCAATTCGAAGAAGAGCATATCCAAGATCTTGCTGATGAATTGATCGAACGTGAGAAACGTGTAGTTAAGGCTAAGGAGAAGTGGGAACGTGAGAAAGAACTAGACAAAGAGAGGCAAGCAGAAGAGTTGGCTGCTGCTGAGTCTGGTACAGGTGGTGAAGGTAATAGAGGACACGTTGTTACTTCGGAGGCAATGAAGGAGAGAGCCTTGAAGTTGTCACCTGGTATGCATATGGGTGTTGATATTGCTGGTGCAGTTGGAGAAGAACTTAAAGCATTCCTTGGTGGTACAGTACAACAGGTAGGATTTGATAAGGGATTTGGTAACTATATTGCTTGGACAAGTAGTGATGGTATGGGACAATTCTTCGCTCATATGAAGGAGATGTCCAAGTTCAAGGCAGGTGATACATTCTCTCCTGGAGCTGTATTAGGTTTACTTGGTAACACTGGTCAATCTACTGGACCTCATTTGCATTGGGAAACATCAACTAATCCTAATGATGTTGGTAGACCAAAAGATAATCCTCTAAGTAGGATCAATCCTTTAAGTAAGTATGGTAAAGAGTCACCATTCACAGGTGTAGCAGAACCTTCAGCAAAAATTACTCCTTCAGAAGGAGCACAAGGTGGAGGAATAAATAGTGAATTGAAGGATAGATCTATACAAGACGCTTCTGGACAATTCGCTGGACCTGGCACAACTGAGACCTTTGTTATTCAACCTATGATTAAAGAGGTTATCAAGACGGGTGAAGGTGTAGCTGTTCACAACATCATAAAACCAGCTAAGGTGGGTTTAACTTAAATGGCAGTAAGTAAGATTAGATTTTTTAAGATGGTAACTCCACCCGACGGAGATACCAAGACGACTGTCGGTAATAAAACCATTGCAGGGACAAGTTTTTCTACGACTATCTCAGCAATTAATTCCCTAGGTGCTACAGTTAATAGTATTGGTGTAGCTTTAAAGGAGATAAAGAATCAACAAAAGAATGCTGCTGAACGAGCAAAGAGAGCACAAGGTCTAGCATCTGATGCTAGTAGAGAGAATAAGTTAGAAGCAGATAAGGGTGGTAAGGATGATAGTAAGACAGTAGCGAAGATTGTTGGAGGAGGAATGGGATTCTTAGGGAATCTTATGAAGTTCTTCAAGAGTCTTGTGATGTACAAGGCTTTGGATTGGTTGAGTGATCCTAAGAATCGAGAGAATATTATCAAGACATTCGAACGAATACAAAAGATTTGGGATGGTTTAGTTAATATATTCACTAAGCTTGCCAACTGGGTTGGTGAGAACTGGGAGAAAACATTTGGTGAAGGTAACTCTGCTATGGAGAAACTGCAAGGCATCGCTGGTTTAGGTGGTGCTTTAGCTGGTTTAGCCTTCTTAACGAATCCTGTAGGGTTTATTAAGAGTATCACTGGTGTCTTCCAGATGGTTGGTGGTGGTATTATGAACCTAGGTAAGTTCCTTGGTGGAACTGTACTGGGTAGAGCATCACTAGCATTAGGACAAGGTGTTGAGGCATATCAAAGAGTTAAGAATGATGAGTCAATAGCAGAAGAAGATAGGGAAGGAGCTGCTCGTGGTGCAGCATTAGGTAAGACAACTGGTGCATTAGCAGGTGGTGAGATTGGTGCTAAGTTCCTAGGACCCCTAGGTGGTATCATTGGATCTGCACTTGGTGGTTTCTTAGGTGAGAACGTTGGTAAGTTCTTAGGACCTATCGCTGGTGATTTCCTCAATGGAATCAAGGATGTATTTGGTGTTGTTATGGAATGGTTCAATAAACTTATGGAACCATTGAAGGATGCAGTGAAGGAGGTATTTGAAGCACTTGGACCTGCTATGCAGACAGTTGTTAATGGGTTGAAAGCGAATATGCCTTTCATTGAAAAGGTTGCTGGTATTATGGGTAAACTTGTCTTTGGTCCTTTAATATTAATGCTTAAAGGTCTTACAGCTCTCCTTAAGCTAGTGCCTAAAGGTGGTGAGATGGATGAATTGAAGAAAAATGCTGAAGAGAATAAGGATAAACCTGAGAAGAGTAAAGGTGGGATAGTACCTTGGAGATCTATTGGTGGTATAGTTCCATTTAATATGGACTTTAAACTACCTGAGAAGAGTAAGGGTGGTTGGATACACGGTCCTCAGTCTGGTTATCCTGTATCATTAACAGGTAAGGGTGTTGACTTTATAGGTCACGGTACAGAGTACGTAGCACAAAGATCATCAGGTGGTTTTGTTATACCTGTTGATACACCACACACACGTCGAGATCCTAGTTTAAGTAGAAGGCAAGCAGTTCAAGCAAAGGCACACGGATACAAGGTTCCTGGATTCTCTACTGGTGGACAAGTTAATGTATCTAATTTTGTTAATGCACGTGCTAGTATGCCATTATCGATTGGTAAACCAGCGAGAAGTATGGGTGGAATTGTAAATCTAATGCAAAATACTGCTCAATCTGCTGCAAGTGCTTACATAAACAACGCACCTGCTGCACTAGCAGCTAAGCACGTTGCTATTCCTGCTGCTAAAGGTGTGGGTAGAAACTTACAGAATATGATGGCTAGTGTTAAGACTGCTGCTGGTCAAGTTAGAAGTAGTAATCTAGGTCAACAGATGGAGGCAATGATTCAACAAGCATTAGTCTTGCCACCAACAGAGACACCTGGAGAACAAGTTGATATACCTATCATTCACGAAGGGGTACGTAATCCAGCATCTGAGTTCTTAGTAAGTAGATTTGGTCGTACTGCTGAAACTAGTAATCCTGTTAGTAACTTCTTATGACCGACAACTTACCAAGTCAACCCAAAGGTTATAAGTTAACTAGATTTAACCTTGTAACACAGGATGATTCAGATCCTACAACTAAGACTGATCAAGTAAACCCCAAGGAGGGTTCTGTTGTTGATATCAGGAAGGTTTGTTCTGGTTGGAATTATATTGAGTCAATAGATTCTCCTTCGATTAGGATGGAGATAGCAATTTTCGATACTATTGACCTTATTAGTAGTCTTAGTGGTAATGAGATTATTCAAATAACCATAGAGACTGACTCTGCTCCTGGAGTTGAGTTGGAAATAACTCAGAAAATATTTAAGATTGGTGCTATTACTAAGTCTGAACGTGCACAGTTGTATGTAATCTATACTGTGTCACCTGAGACTATTAATAATGAAACCAATAAAGTCTTCAAGTCATTCAAAGATGATATAGGATCATCCCACGTTAAGAAGTTGGTTGATGAAAAACTTATGTCATCAGGTAAGAAGTATTCGTATGAACCATCCAAAGGTAATTTCAACTTCTTAGCTCCGACTTGGAGACCATTTGACTGTATAGCATATATCTCAGATAAGGTGGTTAGTTCTGTTACTAATACTGCTGGTTATGTCTTCTATGAGAATAGAGATGGATATTATTTCCATACTATAGACTGGCTTTGTTCTAATAGGAACCCAAGTTCTAAGAGACCAGCTAAGTATACCTATGAACAAGCAAACGTAGGTGATTCAGATCTAAACGCATATAAGATTGAGACTTTAAACTTCCCAGATAGAGCAAATCATCTAGAGAAGATGAGGTCTGGTGCTTATAGCAATACTGTTCTGGGACTTAAGTTACCTGCTTTGACTAGTGGTAATTTACCTGCTGCTGGTGATGGTGACGCTCCTGCTGATGACCCTAGTAATCAACAAGGTGCATCTGGTTCCATCCAACCACCACTACATATGGGATTGAGTGCTGTGTTTGGAGTTGCTAAAAAAGCAGAGGGAATTTTGAATGATCAGTTCCCATATCCCAAAGTCAAGACTATATACTTTGATGATAAGAGACCTACTCGTACTAAGATACGTGCTCTTCCTGGTATGAAAAACAGTGCCTCTGCCCAAAATTCTACGGGTGGTGCTGGTAATATGGATTATGATACAGTGTGGGCATCTGCTTACAGTTTCAGCCGATGGCAGTTATTGAAAGCGATAACCCTTGACATTACGGTACCAGGTAATGTAGCATTAGCAGTAGGACAACAGTTAGAATGTGTTATCCCTGCTTCAACAAAAGAAGAGGAGAGAACTATGCCAGATCCTGTTTACTCAGGTATATACCTTATTACAGGACTGACACATAAGTACAATCCAGAAGGGGTCACTACTATACTAAACCTATCCAAAGATAGTATCACTACTCCAAGTTAAACAATTATGACTACTATAGAACAACATATCCAACACGATAAAGAGATCCTTGATGATCCTCAGACATCACCTCAAGCACGAAGACACACTGAGGAAGAGCTACACGATTTGATAGAATATGAAGAGCATCATCACGATGAGATCGTAGCAGGAGATCATCACGATCCTAACTGCTTAGAACTATTCTGCGATCAGCATCCAGACGAACCAGAATGCTTAGTTTATGATGATTAGAAGATTATGGAGAGTCTGGAAGTATACTCTGGGTTCTTTTAGTGATGAGGCAACTAAACGATACGATAATATTGTAGCAATTATGAGGTCTTTCATCTTTGCTACATATCTTATAACTAACTGCTTTATTACAGCAGGGGTAATTCGTCACTGGAACAATTAAATTATGACTGAAGAAACACCTACTAGAGTGGTTCAATCCTTTATAGCAGGAGGGACCATAGATGCAGATATTTGTGACGGTGTACTTGATTTTTACGAGACCTGTGACTACCTAGAGAAAACTCCTGGTGAAACATCACAAGGGGTGAATAAGGTTATCAAGCAATCAATGGATATGGCAGTACCATCTTGGATAAAGGATCCACGTATTGTCAAATATCTTGATGCAGTTCAAGGTGGAATATCTCTATACATCGAACAGTATCCTTGGGCTTCGATGGCAGACTTAGAGGTACTTGAACCATTTAATATACAGCATTATATTCCTGGTGCTTGTTTCTCTCAACCTCACACTGAACGTGTAGGATCTAATAAGACAAGTTCCTTCAGACATCTAGTCTGGATGACCTATCTTAATGACATTGAAGAGGGTGGTGGTACTAACTTTGTACACCAAGATCTAGAGTTAGAACCTAAGAAAGGACTGACTATGATCTGGCCAGCAGACTGGACTCACGTACACCACGGAATACCTGCACCTAAAGAAGATAAATATATAGTAACAGGATGGATTTCATACGCATAAATGCCAGTTCTTGACGCTATAGGAAAGTCGGATGTAATGGGAAGAGACGGGTTCACCTGGTGGGTGGGCGAAGTCGAAGACATCGAGGATCCTCAAAACCTAGGACGTACTAAGGTACGTATTATAGGGTGGTACACTGGTGCGGGTGAAGTAGCGTATACGAAAGAAATACCCACAACAGACCTACCTTGGGCAGTTACAATGCTCCCAACGGATCAGGCAGGTATTAAAAACTCTGGGACGAAGTGTGAACTTCAGGTCGGTGCACAGGTTTTAGGTTTCTTCCTTGATGGTGAGGAAGCACAACTACCAGTTGTTATGGGTTCACTACGTGGATTCAAGAACAACAGTAAAGACGGAGCAGCAAATTCAGAGGAAGGTGCTGGAGCAACGATCGTTGCTGATTCTACGAAAGCAGTACCAGACAGTGAAATGTCACCTCAGTCTAAGTCTTTACAAGGAGACGTAGTTCACGGAGGAGCCCCTTTTAACGTTGTAGGTGGATCACAGCGAGGAGATGAGAACGGAGGAGAAGAGAAGTCCCGTGGTGTCATTTCTGTAGCAGAACAAAGAGCACCAGGCAACGTATACACAAACCCAATGAAAGTTCCTGCTGATGCTCAAGGCATAGCAGATGGACTATCAGGACCAGCAGGTAAAGGATTCGAAAGAGATCTCAAGAGGATGCTTAACGAATTCGGTCAGTTATCGGGTTCAATTGCTAAGGATAGCAATGGAAACTTAATTTCTATCATTACTGGTAAGAAATTGAGGAATGATGTACTTGAATCATCATTCGAGGGTATAAAGACAGCAGTATCTAATGCCATCAGTGGTGTTATGAGTGCATTAAAGAACGTACTAGCCAAAGCCTTGGAAGGTATGATTAGTAGTTTGATGGGTGCACTGACTAATGTTATACCATTGGGTATCATTCAAACATTAACCAAATTATCCAGTTTTATCACAGGTCTATTCTGTGGATTTGAAGGAAATTATATATTAGGTGCCATTAGTGGTGCTATGAGTGATATCAGTGGTTTTGCTGATAGTATCTCTGCAAATATTGTTGACAAGGTAGTTGGTGGTCTTGCTAGTAAGGTAGATGACACAGTTAATGGTGTTCTAAGCAAGGTTCAAGGAGCAATGGGTAAGGTTTCTGCGATGGGTCAGAAGGTAATGGCTGCTATCGCTGTTGCTAAAGGTGGATTGAGTGCAATATCTAAACTTACATCATTATTCTCATTTGATTTCTCTAAGATGAACTGGTCTTCATTGATCAGCATCATAATGGGTCTATTGAAAGCATTGTTTGGTAATAAGGATTGTGGTAGAAGTCATAGACCGCCTAAACAAACGTTCTGGTTACCATTGTTAGGTACGAGTACTTGTGAAGATGTACCAGAATTTCTACAACAAGAGATTGAGATTGATATGTCTGGTAGTAGTGGTGGTAATCATCAAACTAAAGGAGATTATTTCTCTAGCTTGATGCAAGCTATTGATCCTTATAAGGTTCAAGCAGTTACGTCAATGAATGGTGCTACAACCATACAGGATAATACACCAGGCAAAGAGAAGACAATTGTTTCACACGCTGGTGGTCAGACTGTTATTGCAACTGCTCACGGTGATCAACATACCAATATTCCTGGTAATGAGACTAAGATCTTAGGTCGTGACGACTGTAAGACAGTTAAAGGTAATAAGACACTTACAGTAGAAGGTGACTATACTCTCAAGGTGATGGGTAATTTCAACATAGAAGTTGGAGGTACACAGAACCTACACGTATCACAGGGTGTCGGCCCTGATGGTACCAAGCAATCTAAAGCAGCACAAACGTTTGCATCTGACTACGATGTTAGCTATGAAGGAGATTACAAAATACAGGCTCCTAATATCACGTTTAATGCCCTTAATGAGTTTGCTGTTAACACCTCTGCAATGTCAGTGAAAGCATCTTCACTAATGAACTCCATATCTGGTGAGATCATTAATGAGTGTGCTTGGAAGACAGAATTTATTAACAATGTTCACTTTAAGAACGTTGGTATGCTTAATCCCATTCCTGCTATAACAGGTGTGGTCAATTTGATTAAAGGTCCAACAATTTCAATCAATGCTACAGGTGTAGGTCCAAGTCCAATGCCAGCAGCACAGATTAATATTTGTGAATGTACTGTACCTGGTGGAATCATTGATGTTGTGAACGGTAAGATGGGAGGTCGTTTGACCCTAGTGAACACCAAGGCAGGTGGTATCGGAGAATTCAATACTGCCAAGGGTGGTGCGATAATGAACCAAGTTGAAAATGGTGTAGCTGTATATAACGTAAACACTGGAGTCTTCACTGCTGGATGTGGTGCTGGTCCTGCTCAGTTCTATGGGTTGCCAATTCTCTTGAACTAGTGTATAATATATTTGTTGGGTTGATCGCCTGACACGGGAGTGACTGAATAATCTTTCTGGCATATAGCTGGATAAGGTGATGAGACACAGGTGGTGCTGCTGCGAAAGCAGAATCGACTTACCAGTCGGGTCTCAGGCAAGGATGTAAAATTTACTACTGTAGTAATGCCCGTCCTTTATTGGTAATACAGAAATCCAATCTCCCACCCCAATATTTTCGAGGTCATTATGTCCACAAGAAAGTACACAGTTAAATTGAAGAGACCAAATTCCTCTGTACCTTTCGAGGAAGTGGTTGACAATTGTGTTACGATGCAAGAAGCAATACAACGTGCAGAAGCACGTACAGGATGTAAATGTATGGTAGCTTGGCCTTCCTAATGGACAACGAAGAACTCAACTACATACTCTTTGAATACCTTGACTTGCTTATGGACTCCCAAGATTTATGGTTAGATTATGTCTGGATCAATGTCCCTCAACGATCAGTGTCCCTTCAAGCCTCTGATGGAAACATTGAAAAGATTAAGTTTAAATGGGACAAAGAAGGTGCAGAAGGTTTTCAAGAGACCATAGCACAGATCTGTGAATCTGTACCAGAAGAACAACGCTGTTTTATTACACAATGAATAGATTAACTTATGAGGAAGCAATAGAGAATATTGCTTTTACTTTGAAACTTGCTGCTAGAGGAACACCATTCGTAATAGAGTGTCCCGAAGGCAATGTAATTATTTCACCTGTTGCAAACTCAGCAAAGGTAGAGGCAGCAGAAGAAGCACTTAAAGAACAAGAGTATCATCAAGGACCACTGCCTATACCAGGTCTAGGTGGTTTACCAAGTCAAGCAGATGTAGGATCATTTGCTGCTCAAGAGACTATGGCAGCGATTAAGGATATTAAAGCACGTGGCAATCTCTAGTGCTACATTTCTAGAGTACCTCTGTCATAAATGGGATAACTTGCAACAGGCACAACAGTGGCCTAATGAATTTGCACACGTTCATTATGACTGGTGGGTAGAAGGTGCTCATTTACACTCTAAACAATGGTATGACTGGAGTGGAGAAGTTTATCGTCAAAGGACACATCATTTAGATATACAGGAAGATCATATAAAATTAAATATCAATGAGAGTGGCCTGCACCTTATCTTTAAGGAAGATGTGACAGGTTTTATTGGTATGACACCACCAGACACATATAATGAGAAAGGAATTAAGATTGAGACAATTATTACATTAGATTCTGTTACCTATACATCATTTGACAAAGGAACCGATAAGGATGGTAATATACTGTGGGGTAAGATACCTGGTCCCTTTATCTTCAAGCATACATAGCAATGTACACGGATGACTTCCTTGAAATGCTAGTGGGTCACTGGCATAATCTACAACAAGCTCAATCATCACCAGCATCTTTTGCATATGTGCACTACCTCTGGTACTGGGACGGACAAATTCTCAAGACTAAACAGTGGTATGATTATAACCCTGAAGAACCATACAGAGAGAGAAATCATTTTGTATGGTTAAGGCAACACGATCTATCATTAATACTTGAGACATATAATCCACAGAAAGGAGGAGAGAAAGCAGCAGATACTATTTGGACAAAGATTCCTAAAGGATGGGCAGGTAAAACTGATCCTGATTGGGAACACCCTGATGGTATTAAAGTCAAAACCAAGGCTGTGCTGGAGGATAATAAGTTTTCTACTGATGATAGAGGTTGGGATAAGAAAGGTAATCTACTCTGGGGATCAAATAGCGGACCATTTGAGTTTACAAAATGCTATACAAAATAAGCAGTGAGTATGTTTTACTCAAGAATCAAGGTGTTGTTAAGATGTGGTTCATCAATGGTATGGCTTTTACCTTTGATGAGGTAGATAACCCTTCAATGGAATTGATTGATGGGTGTGAAATGGAATATACGATGGATGATCTATACCATATATCACAATATTTGATTATGGAGGAGTGTCATCCTATTATCTTTGAAATGTCTGAACTCTGTGAAGGTGAGGTACCTTATTAATCCCGCCTGTAGAAGAGTTATAAATAAAACTGTACGAAATAGCGCAAAGTGTAAGTGGGAACCAAAAGAATTTCACAATTAGATACACTGGCCGATGGCGTGTTAACTGGTGAAGCAGTTTTACCTGTCGTAATCAGTGATCCACTCATTCCTAACCGTAAGGCAAAGGTCAATCAGATCTTTAAAGGAGTGGGAGCAGGTAGTCAGTCCCAACCAGGACTTTGTTTTGACCTTGACAGAGACACAGGTCTTTACCAAGATGCTTACAACGAACTTGGTCTGGCTTTCGGTACATCTAGTATGTACTATAAGAAGCAAGATAACGCTGATGGTTCCGCTACTATTAGATTCATTGCTGGAGATACTACATCTTCCAATGTAAACATTGATATGAGACCACAGGGTTCTGGTAAGTTCCTTGTTAATGGTCCTGCTGAGTTCCAAGATACCAACTTCTTCCTTGCTGACGATCAGAACCCTGATAAGAAAGCAAAGTTTGAAATATCTGGTGTATCAACTGGTGCAGGTATACGTTCGTTTGCTCTACCAAGTACAGGTAGTTTCACATCTACAACATTATTAGGTAACGATACTACACAGACTATTAGTAATAAGACTATTATTATTCAGGATGGTAACCTACAAATTGTGGGTTCATCTAACTCTGGTAAGATTGCATTATTTGAGACTGACTCTTGGGAAGCACCAGTTACGCACATCTATAGATTGCCTGACTATGGTACCACAGCATCACAGTCAACACTGATTGATACTATTACTGAACAAAATATTAGTAATAAAAACCTTATCAATCCTACAATATCTAATATTGAATCTGGTGATCCTAATAACCCTACACCAAAGGTTACTTTTAACTCACCTGATGTAACATCTGATCGTGTAGTGACTTGGCCAGACCAATCATTGATTGTTGCTGGTACTAATGCTACACAGACATTTACAAACAAAGATTACGCTGACCCTCGGTTCGCTGATGGTACTGATATTACTAAGCGTATTCAGTTTGACCTAAGTAATATGTCTGGTGCTACAATTCTTAGGTACGAGTTCCCACAAGCGAACCTTAACGTTCCAATTAGTGAGAACAACATAGTACTTACTGAAAAAGCTACCCAGGTATTTGAAGGTAAATCTGCTAAAGAATTTACTCTTTTAGACGCAGCTAATGATCAGAACCAAGTCAAACTGATCATAGATAATATTACAGGAACTCGATCAATCAAGTTCCCAGATGCAGATGCTACTCTGTTATCTACTGAAAACGTTGGAACACTGGGTGTTAGCTTCGGTGGACCAATTTCTGCTCCTGACTTTGGTGGCAGACTAAGACTTCAAAATCATTTCGTAGGACTCTGGTAAAACAATGACAGCAGGAAGACTCGCTGCCGCAGCCCCCGCAGCAACAACAGCATCCGTCCTTTACACGACAGACTCAGAACATACTGCATCTTCAGTATTGAGTGTGGCTGAGAGAGGAGGTAGTGCTGCAACATATCGTATAGGACATAAAGACTATACACAGAAATTAACGATGGATGCCTCAACGTATGCATTTGCACGAGGTAATCCCATCTCAACCTATAAGATGGAAATTAATCCAGGAATCAGCAGATCAGATGCTACTCCTGGTCTTCTTGTAGGATCTACTGATCTAGCAAAGAGTGGATTTATTCTTGACACTGTTGTATCCACAGCAACGATCACTAACTATGTGAAAGTTAAGAAGTGTACTGCTGTGAACACTAACTCACAGGGTGCTACTGGAACTTTCCAAGGTGGTGAGACTATTACTGGTGGTGTTTCTGGTTTTACTGGTACCTTTAGGGGTACAGGTACAACCGCAATGAGTTTGGAAGTTGCTGATATTGCTTCAGGTGATACATCGCTGAAATTTGTAGATGCGGGGGCTCTTGCAGGTGCAGCGGCATATTTCGTTCTATCAGATGGTTTGACTGGATATACTCCTGAAATTATACTAGCAGGAGCGATTACTTATTACTCTGGTACTACTGGAGGTGGTGACGTTGCTGTTACTCGTGCACAGTTTGGAACGAGTGCTGCTGCACACCCTTCTGGACAGGTTGTTTCTATGTTCACAGACAACGCAACCACAACTACCATTAATGAGGGTGCTCAGTTTGCTGCTGGAGATACAACTCTAACAGTTACTGATGGTACAACGATTGTTACTGGTACTCATATCAGAGTCGGTAACGAAGTTATGCTTGCTACTGGTGTTACTGGTAATGACGTAACAGTCACACGTGGTGTATGGGGTACAACCGATGCAGCACATAACGATGGTTCAACTGTTACTCCAATGGTACAGGGTGCACAAGCACAGATCGATTGGTTTGATGGTGCTGAAACATTAACAGGTGGTACATCAAACGCAACTGTAGAAACTCAGTTCACTCCTACTGCTAGTGCATCATACACAACTCAATTTACTTGGGGAACTGTTGCTGGACGTGAAGTAGTTCCTACTGGTTTCACAATGGACGTTGATCGTACTTATCTCTTTGATCAGTCTGATTCAACCAACACAGGTTTACCATTAAGATTCTCTGATATTCAGGAGGGTACAGGTGCCACACCTACTGCTGGTGTTGAATATACCACAGGGGTAACTAAGACTGGTACTGCTGGTTCAAACGGAACGATTCAAATTATTCCAACAAGTACAACTCCAAACCCAATTTATTACTACGCTGAAGGTACAGCATCTGCTGCACCAGATACAAATTATTCATCACAGGTAACTGTAGTACAAGATCCTCAATTCACAGAGATTTTCCTCTATGATGTTAAGGGTACTTGGATTACTGGTGATACATTTACTATTGGTACTTCTACACAGACAGTTGGTACTGTAACTGGTGGTAAGTATGGATGGGTCTCTGCTTGGGAAGGCACTGCCCTATATGTCACATTAGGTACTGGATCTGCTGCATTCGCAGGATCTGATACATTTGTAGACACACCATTAGGTCAAGGTGCTGATCGTGATACTGCAACAGTATCATCTGTAGCAGCAGCGACTGATCTTGAAACTAAGGATTACATTTTCTATGATGTAGCTCTTACTGCTAATAGCACTAATGAGCATAAAGGTATCGTAGTTGGTCCTAATTCACATCTCATTGTATATGCCTCAACAGCTGATGTGACATTCCAGGTAAACGGATTTGAGAATACCGTTTCCGACTGGGAGGCAGCACAATATAATCAGGTAACTAGTTCTAGTGCTGGTGGTCAAGGTGGCGGTGGTAACCCCAATCCTTAATGACAACTAAATAAACATAAGAGGATCAGAGTAAATGGCACTAACCCGTCTAAAGAATATCATCACGTCGAGGACTGGTCGTATTATATACGTCAACCCCGACGACTTTGACGCATCAGATGCATATGATAACCGAGGTAACTCGGCACTACGTCCGTTCAAGACATTGCAGAGGGCATTTCTTGAAGTGGCAAGATTCTCTTATCGTGTTGGTCTAAGTAATGACGAATTTGACGCATTTTCGATCTACCTATATCCCTCTGAATATGTTCTAGACAATAGACCAGGTACTAACTTATATACTGAGATCACACCATTTGATGAAAATACAAATTTCGATCTAACCTCTCCGAACAACATCCTTCACAAGTTTAACTCAGTGAATGGTGGTATTATTGTTCCCAGAGGTTGTTCTGTTGTTGGATCTGACTTACGTCGTACTAAGATTATTCCAAAGTATGTACCATATCCAACGATACAAGCATCATTAGGTATTACCTCAAGTAATGAACCATCTGCCTCTGCTATATTCAGACTAACTGGTGGTTGTTATTTCTGGCAACAGTCATTTTTTGATGGTGACAACAATGGAGTTTACTACCGTAGTGATGTAGTTGATACTATTGCTCCAAACTTCTCTCATCATAAACTAACTTGTTTCGAGTATGCAAACAATGCAGACTTGGAACTTTACTATCAGAAGATATCTAAAGCATACGCAACGATACCTGATACCTCTGGTACTATTGCACAAGACCAATTACAGGCAAGAGTCGAAGAGAATAGAATTGTAGGTCCGATTTCTGACGAATTTAGAGTATCTCAAATTATCAGAAACGGTCAAACTGCAACAGCATTTACTGTTGACATTCAAGATAACCCAGTAAACCACGGATTCTCTGTTGGTGTTGCTGTTAACTTGAGTGGTGTAACAGGACCAACTGAGGCAGACGCTAACCTTTATAATGGATCGTTCCTTGTCACGTCAGCACAAGGTAACCAGTTTACGTATCAGATGTCATCAGAACCATCTGGTAATGCTATTGGTAGTAACGTACTGGTTAAAGTTGAGATTGATACTGTTGACTCAGCATCTCCATATGTATTCAACTGTTCACTAAGATCAGTTTGGGGTATAAATGGTATGCACGCTAATGGTGCAGAGGCAACTGGTTTCAAATCAATGGTTGTTGCTCAGTTTACTGGCATTTCGCTCCAGAAAGATGACAGAGCATTCGTACTCTATAACCCGTCTACTGGAAACTACGAAGCCCAAGCTGCGGGCTCTGGTGCACACATTA